TGCAAAAGTTTTGGGGGATGACCGCACAATTAAAGCATTTTCAAATTGGATTAGCACATTCACAAAAGATATTGCCCGTGCTGAAAAAGCCATGGCACAATTAAAATCAGTAAACATAGGATTCTAATGAGAATAGTTGAATTGATATTGGATGACCAACAAATGGCAAGTGGCATTGATGCGATAAGCATCGTGGAAGCCCCCGCCATTGAATCCAATTTCATTGCATTGAAATCCCATGAAGTAAAGTTTGCCCAAGTGGATGCCGAAAAACGCATCTTGATGGGGCCAGTATTAATCCCCGATAAACCCATTTACCGCAAACAAATGATGAATGGCGAGATGCAAGAGTTTTATGTGTATTTCTCAAAGAACACCGTATGCCGTGCATCACAGATGTTTTTAATGAAGGGAAACCAAGGCAAAGCAACCATCGAACATGATATGGCGGTGCAAGGTATTTGTATGGTAGAATCTTGGATTAAAGAGGACATGGAAAAGGATAAGAGTGCCATCTATGGTATGAACGATCCGATTGGAACATGGATGGGGTGTTTGAAGGTTACCAACGATGAGATTTGGAACGACTATGTTAAGACGGGTCGTGTTAAAGGATTTTCAATCGAAGGTTATTTTGCGGACAAATCAATGCCAATGTCAAAGGTTCAAACCGATGATGAAAAGTTGGCCGAGGTGATTGACATCCTTACCGAATTTCAAAAATCAAACAAAGTAAACAATTAAAGTATTTTAGATATGAACGCAACCGAAACATTAAACCGCGTATTGGCAACTTTGGGATTAAAGCCCGAGGAAGCGATTGTGGTTGATTTGGCACAAGTTAAGACCGAGGATGGTCAAGCCACATTTGAATCAGACAATTTCGCCGTTGGTGAAGCGGTATTTATCGTAACGCCAGATGGTAACATCCCATGCCCAGAAGGTGAATTTGCATTGGAAAACGGAAACACAATGACCGTGGATGCAAATGGTACAATCAGCGAAATCGCAACGATGGAGGAAGAAGCACCCGAAGCCGAAGCAATCAGCGAAGCACCCGTACAAGCACAAGACCAACCAATGACCGAATCAATGCCATCAGCAAAGAAGGTTGTTAAAAGCAAAACCGAAATGGAGGAATCTTATTTCAGCAAACAGATGGCAGAATTGGAGGCCAAGTTTGAAGCCCGTTTGTCAGCATTGGAAATGGAAAAAGTACAATTGAGTGTTGAGAACAAAGAGTTGACCGAGAGATTGGCAACCGAACCAGCACCACACACTTTGCATAACCCCGAAGCAAACTCACCAAAAAAAGTGATGTTCCACATGGGTAACAAACGCGAAGAATCAGTAAAAGACAGAGTATTTAATCAACTATTCAACTAACCACGAAAATGAACAATAATTTAAACAAAATCAATTTGAGTGGCCCAACAGTTTCCCCCAATACCTACGCGGGTCTTTGGAGTGGCAAGTATGTGGCCGCCGCCCTTTTGTCGGGTGAAACCTTGTCAAAAGAACTTATCACATTGCACCCCAATGTGGCTTACAAAGAAGTGATCCGTAATTGGCAGAACACAATTGCAATCGAAAATGCAACTTGTGATTACACCGATGGTTCATCCGTAACTTTGGGCGAATATGTGTTGACCACGGTTGAAAAGCAAGTAAACTTAACTTTGTGTAAGAACAATTTGCGTACAACTTGGGAAGCAGCACAAGCGGGATTCAGCGCATTCGAGAAATTACCAGCAACATTTGAGGAATTTTTGTTGGCCCAGGTTGCCGCAGAAGTTGCCCAAGGTGTTGAGGTAGGTATTTGGAAAGGTAGCACATTCTACACGGGTGGAATGGTGAAATACTTGTTGGACAATAGCGCAATCGAAAGAGCATTTAGCGGTGCAACTACGGGTTCTAATGTTGTTGCTCGTTTGCAAGAAGCATTGGATTACTCACCCGCTGCATTGTATGGCAAAGAAGGTTACCAATACTATGTTGGCCCATCTACCATGAAGGCATACCAAGCGGCGTTATCTGCGGGTAACTACAATTTCCAATTCTATGTTGGAGAAAAGCCAATGAACTTCCAAGGTATTCCAGTAACGATGTGTCCAGGTCTTAACGACTACGATTGTGTATTGGGTCTTAAAAGTGATTTGCACTTTGGAACGGGATTGTTGAGCGATTACAACGAAGTGAAAGTAATTGATATGTCTGATATCGATGGTTCACAGAATGTACGCACAATCATGCGTTTCACGGGTGGTATCATCGCAACCAACCCAACTCAACAAGTTGTAATTAATGTAACCTAATCCGATAAGGATAAATATAAACACGGGGTGGGCATAAACACCCACCCCTTTTTTTTAACCAAGATAATAGAAAATATATGCCAACTTGTGGAACTTTATTAGGAAGATACGAACCATGTAAACAATATGTGGGTGGAATTAAGGCAGCGTATTTCGTGCCATTTGAATTTGCAAACCGCGTTACCAAGAACGGAAGTGGTATTGTAACTTTGATTGACAACGGAACAACGACAACGCCAATTTCAGCCCCATTTTGGGAACTTAAAGGTTTGAGTACAATGGAAACTACCATCACCGCTTCACGCGATAATGGAACATCTATGTATGAAACCATTTTTACTTTGTCATTCAAACCAAGTGGCCTTACCGCCATTGCGGGTGATGTTGACACCGATGCAATCCAAACCTTGACAAAAGGAAGATGGCAAATTGTTGTTTGGGATAGAAACGACCAATTTTGGTTGTTGGGTGAATCTTTGGGTTGCGATGCCAATGGCGGAAGCGAATCATGGGGTGTACAAATGGGTGATGCTCGTTTGAATACCATCACTTTTTCAAGCCAAGAGAAATTGCCACCAGCAATCATTGATGCCAATTCAGCGTCAAGTATCGCATCGGTGATTACACCAGTGATGCCCGCTTAATCGTTTATTTATATTTCCATATGAAGCCCTCGCCTTTGGTGGGGGTTTTTCATTTATAACAAAAAATGTATTTTGCGTTTTATAACTATGCACATCAATAACGCATCCACCAATATCTCATTCACATCCTTTGTGGAGTTTAGTGGTGTATCAACGATTGAGGTGTGGCATAAGCCCACCAAAACAATGGTAACGGCTACAAGTACCCCAAGCAAGTTATATTCGTTCTATACTATGTCTTTGCCCGTTTTAACGCCTATCAATTTGGTGGCTCAAAATACGGATGAGATATTGATCCGTGTATTCAACTCAAATAATTTGGTGTGGGAGTATTTGGGGTATTGGATTGTGGGAACTACAAACATCAACAACACTTGGAAGCAATGGGATACAACAACACCCGTTTCACCTAATTGGATAACACTATGAGTTTAGAATTTATACAACTACAATCATACACCGCACCATCAATCATTGAGCAAAAGAACAAGGATTGGGTGCAATACGGCGATGATAACAATTATTATCAGTATTTGATTGACTTGTATCATGGTTCACCGACCAATAATGCGTGTATCAAGGGTATTGCAGACCAGATTTATGGCTTGGGTTTAGAGGTGACAAGTTCATCTAAGAACTTGCCAGGTTATATAGAGTTCAAAACCATGTTTGGTGCAGATGATTTACGGGCGGTAATTATGGATTTGAAGATGTTGGGTCAAGCATCGTTTCAACTTATCAAGTCAAAGGATAAGAAAAAGTATGTAAAGGCCAAGCATTTCCCACAACAAACACTTCGCCCCGCCAAGTGCAACGATAAGGGCGAGATTGAAAAGTATTACTATTATCCCGATTGGGCCAATATCAAGCGTGGAACACAACCCACCGAAATACGGGCATGGGGTTATGACGAATCTTCAAACGAATGTATCCTTACAATCAAACCATATTCAACGGGTTCGTTTTACTTCGCACCCGTGGACTACCAAGGAGGTACGCAATATGCAAACTTGGAAGCGGAGATATCGAATTTCCACATCAACAACATCATGAATGGTCTTGCGCCTTCT